TACATGGTCACAGCCGGCTTCCACCCGCATGCGTTCGGCCGTCTGCTCCAGCACCACGGCTTTGCGCGAGTTGGCGGCCAGGTGGGTGCTGGGTTGTTTGCGCGCCTCCTGCTGCCGCTTGAGCAGACTATCGAGGTAGCCGCTGAGAAAGGCCTGCACCGGGGCGCGGGCCACCAGAAACAGGGCGTAGCCACCCGTGAGCGCCGCCGCGATGAACCAAGGCAGGGTTTTCAGGTAGTCGAGGATGGCTTCGGTAGAGAGAAGTAGCGGCACGGGGCATCAGGCAGTAGTGGGTGAGGGAATTAGTAGCGGCCGCCCCCGTAGCTAGGTGCCGTGATGGCCTGCATCACCACGGACGAACTGCGGCTCACACTAGGGCCCTCACAGTGCCCGGAAGGATAGAAGCCGGCGAAGCTGTCGGCAGTCACAATCAACCAGGCCCGTAGCTCCACTTCGTAGGTGAGGGCCCGCCCGTCGTAGATGGTAGCCTGGGCCGCCAGCGTGCGCGCATCCACCGGCTCCGAGTACTGGCTGGTTTTCTGCCGCAGGCCGGCGCTGGTGAGCGTGGTTTGCGAGAAGGGCCAGAAGGAAGCCAGCGCCGCATGCACCAGTGCGGGCACGGCCAGCGCGTGGAGCTCCAGATAGTCGCCACTCAGGCTATTCGTCTCATGCCGGCGGGAAAGCTCGGCATACAGTGGCTCGCCCAGCAATGGCCGTAGCTGGCGCTGGGCGGCCAGAATATGCGGTGCCATACGCTCGAAGCGCATGTTCTCGGGCAGCTCGCAGTAAGGGCCGAAGTCGTCGAGGTTAAGTAGCAGGTGTTCCATTGGTTGAGGCTGAGGGGTCAGGTCCAAGGCCGGCTTTCAGGCCAACCAGGGCACGGATTTCGTCGGCGCTCATGCTTTCGAGCACCTTATTGGCTACCAATGGCGAGAGGCTGTTGAGGGCCTGTAGCGTCTTCTCGGCCTCACTCGGCACCGCCGCTTCCACCTGGGCATTCAGGCTCAGGTTCTGAATCGAGTAGTCACCCGAAGGGCAGACGGGCTCCCCTTCAGCGGTCCGGAAATTCGAGAACACCGAAGCGTAGAGCGTTTCGATGGCCCGCTGGTCGGTGTTGACGACCATGTTCTGCACGTAGCGGGTGGCGTCTTCGAACTCGCCGTCCATGCCCAGCTTCCCCGCCTGGCTTTCGCCGTAGCAGATGTCCGGAATCTGGAATACTTCCCGGATGCTGACTTTGAGCGCGGCTTTGTCGGTGGCGTAGCGCTCCGAGGCGTTGGGGGCCTGAAACGTATCCACGTCGGGCTTCTGCTCGCGAGTCATCGCGTACTGCAGCAGCACGCGCCCACCCAGCGGGCCCACAAAACCCCCATACTTGACGCCGTTGGCCTGCTTCACCTCCTCGGTGGGGTTGGCGTTGCCGTACTCGGTAATCATCGTCTTATCGGTGTAGCCGCTGGCTACGTCCGTGCGGCGGCTGATCTTGAGCAGCGCGTCCACCTCGATGTCGAGCAGCACCGGCAGCCACACGGGCTCCGGATGATAGCCGGCAGCTGAAGGGCGGCGGTGGAAGTAGTAGGCTATTTCGCCTGGGTAGGCATCAAGGCCACCTTCCCAGTTCAGGATACGCTCAGCACGGTCCTCATTGGGCTCAGTGGCGTCGTATACCAGCCGGGCAATCGGCTTCTCCTTCTTCTTTCCGGGCAGCGGGATGCGCTTTTCAAATACGACCTGCACTTCCCCGCGCTCGGTGGGCTGGCCGGGCCGCCACTGCCCGAACGGCAGGTGCAACACTTCGACCGGCTCACCGAGGGCGTTGAAGTTGAGCAGCATCTGAATGCCTTCACCCTCGGCCAGTTCCAGGCAGTGCAGGCGCACCAGCTCATCCACCGTCTGGCCCTTCTCATTGATGACGGTTTTCCAGAGCGTCTGGTCCTTCAGGCCGTTGCCCTCGATAAACTTGGCCTTGGTGGCCACGCATACCGTCGCCGTGCCGGAACTACGCACCAGCTCATGCAAGCGCTGCGGCTCCTGGTCATCCTTGCCCCACTTGAGGTAGTCCTTCACGTCGATAGAGCGCGGAGCACGGGGCTTGGGGCTGGCGATGATGGTCGATTCCGGCACGGCGGGCGGTAGGCTTGGGGTTCACAATAGGCGGGCGGTGGGCACTCAGGCCAGCCGGCTTACTTAGCGGGCTTGAGCGCGTTGCTCAGCGCCTCGATAGCGGTAATCAGGTCCGCCTTATTGGCGAAGGCCTTGGCGTCGCCATCGGGGGCAGCATCGAGGTAGATAGCCTCCAGCTCATCGCGGTGCATCCGGTCGGACACGACTACGGTGGTGTTGTCAGAGTCCGAGTCTGAGTCGTCCGAGTCTTCCTGCTCTTCGGCAGGCAGGGTTTTGAACAGACCGGCAGCATCGGCATCCTGCTCCAGGATGTAGCGGGCCATCTTATCGGTCATGTTGTCGTTGTTGACGGCTACGCCCAGACCGAAAGGAAAGTACTGGGTGTCGTCGCTGATGAAGCGGGCTTGGTTCTGATTGGCAGACATGGCAGGGGAAATAAGAGAGGAAGAATCGGTTTCAGTATGCAGCCGCAGGTAGCGGCTAATGGCCTGCCAGGCGTCGATGACGCACTTGCGGCAGCCGGTGCGCACGGGTGGCGCCTGGGGGTAGAGGGCGGCGTGCACGGCCGAGAGTTCGGCCGGATCGATAGCAGACGCGCCGGCTGACTTTAGCCGGCCGGCGCGCTGCAACCACTCCCCCATGTCACTTGAATTCACCACGAGCTAGTAGATAAGCTAGATGACTACTGGAGCCGTGAACAACGATTCGAACAGGGCCTTGGTGGCAATCGGGTCATAGAGCCCGGTTCCATCAGCCACCCACAGCACGTCTTCGCGCCCCCCCTCCTTATCGGAAGAAATGGTCAGCTCCGAGCCGGCCCCGATATCGGCGTTGGCCGTGTCGGCCGCATCCTTGGTGAGCTTGAGGCCGGCACCCAGGCCGTAGACTTTGTAGAGGTCATCGTTGCCCTTCACAACGGCCACGGTGGGCTCCTTGCCCAGGTCCTCGGCCGTTTCGAGGCTTTCCGGATCGTTGGCGAAGCTGGCCAAATCCACCTCGTGGGTGTACTTGGGGCCGTACTTGCCGGGGGCCAGCGTGACGCGGGCCACGTTGCTGTCATTGAGGCCCCGAAACAGGAAGCCTTTCTTGCCGGCAACCAGGCTCAGCGTGACAGCTTTGCGCAGGGTTTGATTGCGCACAGCGGCCAGCAGGAAGGATTTGGGAATCAGCACCAGGTCCGTGGTTAGGCCACCGGCAGCCGGGATGCAGGGGGGCAGCATGCCCTTTTTGAGTTGTCCGCAAGCGGCCATAGTCGTAGGAAAAAGTAGTTGAAAGGAAAAAGGCCCGCCCGGTTGCTGGCGGGCCTTTGGTTACCGTGTTGGCTGAATCAGGCGGGCCGGCTAGTAGGCCGCGCGGGTGAGAAAGTTGCGCATCACCTTGGCGTCCATCTTGTAGTTGGCGCGCTTGTGGGTTTCCTTATCCTTCTTCTCGTACCACGACTCCAGCTGCGTGGCCTCGTCGTAGGAGTCGAAGCCCAGCTGCAGGTTGGTGATGGTGGTAAGCACGGCGCGGTGGGGCCGGTCGATGACGCCGTTCTTGTTGAAGTCCTCGTTGAGAATCTCATCCCACTCGGGCATCGGCATGACCATGATGCCGTCGAAGGTGGGGCCTACCAGGCCGGTTTCCACCAGCTTGAAGCTGGTTTCGAGTTGGGCAGTTTTGCGCAGCGCGGCCCAGTTGTCGATGATGCTCTGCGTGGCCATGATGACCGGAGTGCCGAACTTGCCCGAGCGCAGGCGCCGGTCGCCGCCGATGGCCAGGGCCGTGAAGATTTCATCCGACACACCAGGGGCCAGCTTCTGGCCTTCCACGGTGGTAGCCGAGTTGGCGGCAATCGTGTAGGCGCGCACCTTGGCATCCGCCGTGCCCTTGGCAATGATCTGCGGCCACAGGCCCAGCACCTGGTTGTAGTTGGCCACGTCGCCGGCTACTGTCAGGCTGGCGGCCGTGATGGTGGGGTTGCCGAAGAAGCCGATGCGGAAGATGTCGGCGCGGATAGCCTCCTCCATCGTGTCCTGCACGAACTCATTCCAGTAATTCTGCTCCTCGGGCGTTTCGGTGTAGCCCTTGGCAATCTTGATGATGGCCTCCTGCAGGTCGTGACGCTTGTAGCCTACACCCAGGCCCCAGGCCATGAAGGAGCCTTCCAGATCGGAGGCGCACTCAGAAATCCAGGCCTCCAGCGGCTGCGGGTCCCAGGTGACGCGCTCGATGCCCAGCACGGGCTTGGTAGGTGTTGAGCCGCAGCCGGTGTCCTTCTTGGTCACCTTGCGCATGCGCTCAGCGAAGAGCACATCCTTCTTGGCTTTCACGCCATCGGTGATGGTGAGAATCGAGCGCAGGTCGGGCGAGTCGAGGATGGGTTCCAGGATGATTTCCCGGAAGTCTTGGGGGCCGTAGGTGCACCCGAGGGCGATAACGGCAGCAGCGAAGAGAGACATGGGTTGAAAAACTTAGGTTCGGGAAAACAGGAAGAGTGCGTCCGGCCGGCTTGGGCAAGCGGCTAGGACTTGGCGTAGCGGTTTTTGCGCCGCTCCGCCCGGTTGGCCGCGGCTACCTTCATCGGGTCGGCGTCGTCGGTATCATCATCGGCACCGGACTTGCCGGCGGGCGAGGCAGCGGCGTTGGTTTTCACGCCCCGGGCCAGGGCCGTGTACTGGGCCTTCACTGTGGCCAGCGACTGAGCCTGGGTGGCGTTGGAGGTCTTCATGCTGCGCACCTCGTTGGTGAGCACCACCATGCTTTCGGCCAGCGACTGCAGCGCCTGCGCCACGTCACCATCAGCGGCTGAGTCGGTGTTGGGCTCGGTGATGGCCGAAATAGCGCCCTCGGCTACCGTGATGGTGTTGCCATCGGTAAGCACGTAGTCGCCATCAGCCGCAGCGCTGGTCATCTCGGCATCCGAGTACACCATGTCGCCTACTTCGTAGGCCGTCCGGTCACCGCTGTCGATAGTCAGCTCCACGGGCGAGTCGCCGGTGGTGGTGACGGCCAGTGCCGTTTTGGGGGCATCCTTCTCCAGCTCGGACAGGGCCGTCTTCATGCGGTTGAGGAAATTGTTGAACTTGCTCATGAGCGTAGTGTCCGGGTCAGCCGGCGTAAGTGAAGGATTCGATGAGGGGTTGGGGGTCGGCAGCACGGCCAGCGCCATGATGGGCTCAAGAACTTGCGTGGCAAAACCCATGTCACGGGCCATGTCGGCCGTAAGCGTGGTTTCCTTGGCCATCAGGGCAGCTATTTCGGAGGCGTCGCCGCCAGTGCGCTCCACGTAGAGGGCGATGATTTTGCTTTCGCAGTCGGCCATGTCATTGGCAAACGACTGGGCGGCGTTGGCCCCGGTACCCTGAAACCCGCCCGTAGGCAGGTGAATCAGCATCTCGGTATTGCGGTGCACCAACCGGGTAGAGCCGGCCAGAAACGGGGCCGTCGCGATGCTGGAGCACTGGCCGATGGCCACCGTCGTGATGGGCACATTCAGGCTGCGCAGCCAGTCGCCCATCGCAAAGCCCTGGGTGGTTTCGCCGCCCGGGGAATTGATCTGTACCCGAATCGTATCGTAGGGGCGCTGCCACTCCAGCTGGCTTTGCAGGCCCGAGAGCAGGGCAAAGGGACCGGGCAAGGGCAGGCCGTTCTCGTCGCAGGGAATCTGCGAGACAATCTTACCGTCGATATAGAGCTGGGCTTCTACCATTACTCTGCGAAGGTGGCAGCCGAGCCAGCCGGGCGCGGGCTTTCTGCCGCACAGATTTGCGGTAAGCCCCTATCTTGGTGGCGTATTACAACTTCCTCTCTATGCGCCTTACTCTACTCACGATTGTGTTTTTGCTCTGCTGCTTCGTCACGCGGGCCCAAGAGATTGTTTTTCCAGTCGATCCAGATACTGGCAAAGTCACCTACTCCGACGTGGTGCAGGTGCCAGGTGCTACACAGGCTGAGTTATATGCGCGGGCCCAGCTGTGGGCCGCCAAGACCTTCCCTTCCACCGATGCCACAGTGCAGCTCTCTGATGCGGCGACCGGCCGGGTAGTGGCGCGTGGGTGGGACCGCATCAACATCGTCGTAATGGGATTCGGCAATCCGTTCAAGCTCTGGTTTTTAGTGCAGCTCGACTGCAAGGATGGCCGCTACCGCAGCATTGTAACAGATTTGGAATACCAGGGCGAATACAACCCGAAGGTTACGGTGATGAGCGCCGCCCAGCAAACGGCGCGCACGCCAGCCGAAGCTAACCTGCTGACGAAGAACAGCGCTACCCACAATAAGAAGGGGGAGTTGCGTCCGGTTATTGCCAGCTACCGAAAGCAAACAGACGAAACAGTTCGTTCTATTCAGGCTGGCATCAAGGCTGCGCTGACGGCAGCTCAGTCGGGTGGCGTATCCAACTCTGACTTCTAAGCCACCCGCTGCTCCATGCCTGCCACGGCCCGGTATACGGTGTCGGTGCTCACGCTTAGCTCAGCCGCTACCGCCCGTACAGCCCCGCCATTGTCATCAGCGTAACGGAGCGACGATTTGAGCGTCTGCCAGCGCTGGTAGATATCGCGCATGTTGTAGGCGCGGATGTTCAGGCAGCCGGCCTGGTAGAGCGTGTTGAGCTGGCCGGCGTCGTCGAGCGCGTTGAGCAGGTCGATTACTTTCATAGGTGGGGCTAGATAGTGCCGCGGGCTTCATTTCGGGCAGCCCGCTGCTGCTTGGCGGCTAATTCGGTGATGTTGAGATCGGGCACTGGCAGCGCCTTGTTGGCCTCATAAAACACGGGGCCTACTTCTTGAGCAATGGCCTGAGCCAGGGCCAAATAATCAATGGGCTGCTGGCTGCCCCCGCTACGGCCCGACATGGCCGCCATGTAGCTGGCATCGTAGCGCACTACCCCGCCCTCGGCGTAGCGGGCCATGGTGGCCGCCGGCATCGGGTCTGAGTAGCCGAAGCTCTTCCCGCCGCCGGCCTGGTTCATCCAGCTCAGCACTGGCCCGAACAGGCTCATGGCCCGGGCTGTCATCACGCCCTCGCCGTTGGAGAGCAGGGCCGGGATTAGATCATCCTTCGGCCCGCCCGGGCCTACCACCCGGCCGCCGTCCGCGAAGGCCAGCACCCGGGCCGAGGCCAGCACGGATTTGCCGATGGCAATGGCTGAAAGGATGGTGGCTTGGGAGAGGCCGGCCACGCCCGCGGTGGGAATGTTGAGCGGATTGGCTGCGGCATTTTTGCCGATTTCCGATAATTCCGTAGCCAGGTTGATGCCGATGGTGGCCAGCGCGGCCGCTTTCTTCAGGGCCAGCGCAGCCTGCCCGGCCGCCGACTCCTCCCCCAGCGCCTCAATGACCAGATCGGCCGCGTCGCCGGCAGTGCTGGCCACGGCTAAGCGGATAGATTGCTCCTGCTCAGCCAACTCCTTTTTGCGCTCCGTCGTCTGCTCGGTAGCCGTAACCTCGCGCTGGCTTTGGGCTTCCGTCTCGGCTGTCGCGTCGCGGCCGTAGTCCTGGAGTACGACGATACGGGCTTGCCCACCCGCCTTTTCGATGGCGGCTAGCTGCTGCTCATGCTGAGCCTTGGTGATTTCGCCGCTCGCGTACTGGGCATTGGTGAGCGTGCGCCGCTCAGCCAGGTAGGTTTCGAGATTGGCCAGCGCCTGGGTGAACTCCAGTTCGGCCTGCTGGCGGGTGGCCTCGGCCCGAGCCCGGTCGCCCTGGGCCTGCTGGGCTTCGGCGGACTGGCGGGTGTCGATGGCGGCTAGCTGCTGCTGTAGACTCGCCTGAATGGCTTCGGCCTTGAGCAGGAATTCTTCGTTGCTGCCCGCGCGCGCCTGGGCCAGCTGGGTGGCAATGGCCGTCTGCTGGGCCTCGACTGCCTGGGCCCGCAGGATTTGCAGGTGGTCACGGTCGAGCTGCTCCACATCTTGTCGGAACTTCACCTCGATAGCCTTCTTAGCGGATGCCGTTAGCTCGGCTTCGCTCAACGCAATGGCGCGCTGCTTACTGAGCTTATCCTTCTGCAGCTGCAACTCGGCACCCGAGCCGACGACTACCTTGGCCAGCCGCGCATCGAGCTGGGCCAGCTCCAGATTCAGCGCGTCCTGGCGCAGCTTACGCAGCTTCTCGGCTCCCTCCTTCTGCAGGCTGAAGCGGTTGGTGATGAGTTCGTTTTGCTTACCGGCGCTGTCTTCGAGGATGTCATAGTACTCGTTTTCCGCCTCACCTAGCGCCCGTCGCTGCTCTACGGTAGCCTTGGCAGCACCGCCCCGGCGGTCAATATCGGCCTTGAGTAGGCCAAAGTTGCGCTTGGCCAGGTCAGCCAGTGTGTTCTGCCGCTGCAGTTCCACTTTATAGGCATCCTCATTGGCCTGGGTGCGCACGGCCAGGCTGTTATTTTCGTCGTCGCGCAGGTTTTTGAGCCGCTCCACATCGTTGAGCAGGCGTTTGTTGGTGGCAATGTTGTTGGCCTGGTCGATATCGAGTTGCTGTCGGGCCTTGCTCAAGTCTCCAGCCAGCTTCGTTTCGCGGGCAATTTCGTCGCCGATGCCGCGGAAGCTGGCCCGGGCTGTTTCTGCAGCCTGCGAAAAATTGCCACTGAAAAACTGCGCTGCCACCTTGCCGAAATTGCCTATGCGGTCGGTTACCACGTCGATCGTAGCCCCGATTTTGGCCATCACGGTTTCGACGATGCGCCCGCCCTCAGCCGTTTGGGTGAAGTAGGTAATCAGACTGCCAATGACGACCAGAAAGGCCCCCAGCCCCGTAGCAATCAGGGCTAACTTTAGAATGCGGGCCGCGCCTGTGCTGGCGCCCATGGCTAGGCGGGCCAGATTCTGCACCTGAATGTATTTTTCCTGCACGCCCGAGAGCGTACCCACGGCCCCACCCAGCGCGTCACTCTGCCCGGCGGCCTCCACCAGCGCCCCGCTGAAGGACTCAGTAGCCGGGCCTGCCTCTTCGAGTGAGCGGGTGGCGGCGGCCACCTGAAAACCTATTTTACGGGCCGCCTCGCTCGTTTCGCCGGCCGTCTCCACCACCCGGGCCTGTTCGACCTCTAAGGCTACCAGACTGGCAACGGCGGGCCGGATGGCGGCCGCGTAGTTGGTGATGTCCTTTTCGGCCTGCTCGTAGCTCTTGCCCGCTTTGGCGGCGGCCGCGCTGGCAGCGGTCTGAAAACCGATTTGGCGCTGCTGGTTTTCGGCCAGCTCCTTGGAGCCGGCCACCAGATTCTTTTCCTGAACCTGGAGCTTGACCATTTCCTTTACCAGGTCCTGAAACGCGCCCCGATAATTACCTACCTCCCGGCGGTTATCACCCACGGCTGACTCCAGCCCCTTCAGCTCGTCGCTGATGGCGCGGGTGCGGACCTGCAGGGCCTTGCCGGCTTCGGAGCTAGCCCGCTCCTCCTTGCTGAGCGCATTGTAGGACGCGGTGGTTAAGGCCAGCTCAGCCCGCAACTGGTTGATCGAGCCCTCGGCCTCTCCGCTGAGCTTACCCAGGTTCTCCAGCGTCTTGCCGGCCGCAGCCTGCTCCTTGCTTTGGGTGCGCAGCTTTTCAGTCAGTACCTGAGCCGCTGCGCCGTACTCCGCTTCCGACTTGGTGCCGGCCTTGAACTCGGCGGCTAGCTGCTTCTGCTCGGCCCGGGTAGTGGCAATGGCTGTAGCCAGCCCCGCCTGCTGCTTGCGCACGGCATCGGACTCGGTTTTGAGCTGCTCGGCATTGAGCCGAACTTCGAATAAGACCTTTTCGGTGATGTCCTGGGCCATGGGGCTAGTAGGTTAAGCGCAGCAGCTCGACGCGGGTAGAGGCGGCATCCGCCTCCCAACCGTCGATTTTATTACAGTAGAAATAGCTGCCCTCTCTTTCCAGCCACACCGGCCGCAGCTGGTCGAAGGCGGCCACCTCGGCTCCATTCAGCCGCACCAGGGGCCTGAGCACCAGGGGTCGGGCGTAAGCGGCCCGCAGGTGGGTATAGTAGGCGGGCAGCAGGTCGACGGCAAAGTCGAGGCCTGCAAAATCAGAGATGGGGAAGATGACGGTGCTGCTGCCCGTATCGTCGGTGAGCAGCACCCGGCGGGTGCGGCCAGTACGGGCCAGCAGCCGGGGCTGGGGCGTGCGCTTCTCGTAGGTGGGCGTGAGCGACGGCGTGCCCAGTTGCCGGGCGAAGGTGGGCAGCAGCGGCAGCCCGTTGGTGCCGGTGGTCGTAGCGGCCCACGGCAGCACCAGCGCGTCGCGCTCGGCATCGAGCGTAGCATCGGGACAATCGAGGCAACCATCCCCTAGCTGCTGGGCAGATTCCGGGTTGGTGTCATCTTCTTTCCAGCGAAAGAAGTTGCGGCGGGCCGTGTCGGGCAGGTGAAAGCTGCGAGTGGCGGGCGCACTGCCATCCACCTTCCCGCTCCAGTCAGCGGCCCCCGAAAGGTTCTGGGCCAGCGCCGGGCCGGTGGGCGCCAGCCGCACGGCCTGGGTGTAGGCGTTGGTCTGCTGAGTCAGGCCAAACAGGCCGATGATGGCCTTCACAAAGTCCTTCTGGCTCCAGTCGGGCAGCAGGTCGGCCAGCCGCACCAGCCCGCCGGGCGGGAAGTCGGCCAGCACCGTGACACTGAACTTGTCGAGCGGCAGCGTGTTGCCGGCGACGGTAATCACCCGGAAAGCGAACATCTCGTAGCCCCACTTCTGGCTACCCCCAAAGCCCTTTTGCGCGGGGTTCAGGCGCACGCGGATACTGAGCTCGTCGCCCCTGGCCAGCAGCAGGCGGCTCTCGTTGAGCGTGGCCGTGACGTAAGTGGAGTCGGCGCCCTTCTTGCTTTCGGCCGCCGGCCCAGCCACAGGTACGGGCTGGCCCTCGACCTGTTTGCTGACTTGCTTACCGTTTACCAGCGCAAACAGCTGGGCTTTGGCCGAACCAAAGGGGCTGCTCAGTTCCACGTTCAGACTGGCATCCACGCTGACGTAGCAGGCTTCTTTGGCCCGCCAAGAGTGCGTTACCGGGTTCCATACCAGCGACTCAGACGGGGCCAGAAAGCCCGTTTCAGTCGGCGTCGTGTCGTAAGGCACGGTGCGCATCAACTCGGGCCGGCCTTCGTAGGCGCGGCCATACTCGCCGCGATTGCCCCCGATGCCGGCCACCAGCCGCCGGGCGTTGCGGAAAGCTTCGGAGTAGGCCGCGCCCGCCACCGTGGGCAGCGTGAGCCGGTCAAATAGTTCGGGCATGGGGCCCGACCATTGGCGGCCGGCTTCGGTGAAGATTTGCTCCCACGCGGCCCGGGCGTACACCGAAGCCAATACCAGCTCCTCGTAGATATGCACCCGTGCGCCTTCTTCCGGCCCGCCCTTGCCCCGGTCGTGCAGCTCGTACACGTAGCCCTGGCGCCAGTCGAGTCGGCCCGAGCCGATAGCGGCGTTGGTGCGGGTCCATTCGTGCGCGGTGCTGGCCGGGAACTGCAGCTCCCGCAGCTTCTTGCCTTCCAGGGCGCTGTACAGGTCCTGGTTGCCGCCCACCACCTGACACTCGAAGCCTTCGCCGGCCGTGTGCGCCTCCACGTAGGCTGTCGCCCCGGGCAGCACTTCCAGTCCGCCGGCCTCGACTGCGCATGCCAGGCGCTGGTAGGGCGCAACCGTCAGGGCCGGGCCATGCTGGGCCTGGGCCAGGGCCGCGCGCACCGGCGGCGCATCGGCCAGCGTGAGCGTGTTGGAGTAGGCGGCCTGCACGGAGGCGGGCTGCAGGATGTTGTTGTCTTGGATGGTCAGGGCCACGCGCTGCCCGTCCGCCAGCGGCAGGCGGCCTCCATCAGCCAGTATGAGTGCAGGGCTGGACATTAGGCGCGGGTCAGGGCGTTGGGCGTGGGCAGCTCGATTTCCACGTCGAAGGTGGTGCGGGTGTCGGAGCTGGTGCGGCCGGTGGTAACGGGTACCACGGTTACCGGAGTTAGCCGGCCACTGGCAGCCTGCACGAATACCTGCGGAGAGGTCATGATGCTGGTTAATGCCTCATGCTGAGCCGGGCTCAGGTCGCCCGCCCGTAGCAGTTGGCGGGCGCCACCGGGCCGCTGCAGCACTTGGGGCGCTGCGGAAGCTGCGGGCCGGAATACGCTGCCCGCCTCGGGCATTTTGGCGTCGTCGAAGTCCCCATCGAAGAGCCAGCCATCCCAGGCCCCCAAGGGCGAGAGCCAGCGCAGGTAGATGCCGGGGGCAGGGCAGTGGTCGAGGCGGACGGTGTAGGGGGCGGTGTATTCCATCGTAGGCGAAGGTGCCACGGTGGAAAATGGGGAGCAACCGGGGTAGGGCCGAAACGCCGGGAAGCTGGGGCAAACCGCCGCTGGGTTGGTGGGTGGGCAGCAAAATGCCCCGGCCGGTGGGGCGCGGGGCTTTGTGGGCGGAAGTTGGTAGGTTTGCGGCCTTATGTCGTCTAGCAAACAATATTTCCCAGCCCTTACTGGTATCCGTGCCCTCGCGGCTTATACCGTCTTTCTCACTCACTATAACCCATTTGCAGAAGCCAGTTGGCTCGGTCTTCTCCTGCGAGAAGGCAACAGTGGCGTTACTGCCTTCTTTGTGCTGAGTGGATTCTTAATTGCCACCAATTATGGGCAGCGGGTGGAATTGACGGCCGGCTGGCTATTCAATTATATCCGCAACCGCTTCGCGCGCATCTATCCAGTGTACTTTCTGGTGACCCTGGCTACGTTCGTGGTGCTCTACCTGCGTCCTGACTACGACCTGATCGGACGTTGGGCGGGCTATACTACTCAAGACATGGTGTTAGTTGCTGGGTTGAATTTCACACTTACAAAGGCGTTTTTCTATCCTTTTGTGTTTACGGGCATTGCCCAGGGCTGGACGCTTACGGTGGAGGAATGCTTTTATGTCCTAGCACCTCTACTACTCATAGGCCTAGCACGAAGCACGAAAAGGTATGGGCTCTTAGCTGCGTATGGGGTTACCCTGCTAGCCACTGGTTGCGCTATCGTACTGCTGGTCCCACACAAGTTGGGGTTCTTCAACAGCTTTAATTTCATGCTTACCTACACGTTTTTCGGACGGTGCATGGAGTTTCTGTATGGTATCGGCTTAGCTGTGTTCCTGCAGCGAAACGCTAACCAATCTGGCCGGGGCGGCTTCTACACTTGGGGCGGTATTGCCTGGATAGCTGCCTGCGTAGTAGCGGGCACGTTTGTGAATCCCACGCCTCCAACCCCGGAGGCGTATAGCTCAGGCGGTATCCTGTTCAACAACTTCTTGTTGCCGATAGGAATAGTATCACTGTTTCGCGGCCTGATAACGGAACAGACATGGCTGCGGAACATGCTTGAAACCCGTCTGATGATTTTGCTAGGCAAAAGTTCCTATGCTTTCTACCTTCTTCACTTTGGCATCTTTGCAACCTTAATCAAGCGCCACATAACGGACAGCCCTATTCTGTTTTTTCCGCTGATGGTGTTTCTTTCCATTGCCGTATACCGGCTTCTGGAAGAGCCCCTTCAACAAAAGCTTCGTGCACGGCCCAAGGCTAAGGCGTTAGCAACTGCATAAAAAGCCCGGCCGATTGGCCGGGCTTTGTTTTTAAAACCGTTTTGCGTTGTCGAACACGGCCGTGGCCGTGGCCGTGGCCGTGGTCGGCAGGTATCCCCCGATAAAAGTTTTAATCAGCCCCGTGACGGGGAATGGCGGCGCGGCATTAAACCGTGATACCCAGGCCACCCCATCCGGGCTGGTTTCCCAGTAGAGCAGGTTCGTAGTGGAGCTATGGCGAATGCGCCAGTGGCGGTGCGCCACAGCATCGTAGGGGAGGCTTTCGCCGGTATTGCCGTTGGGCGAAACGGTCTGAGCATACAGCACCCCCGCTTCCGTTACCCACCGGGCACGGTTCAGTGTGTCAATTCCGATGCCCATTTCGGTATTGAATTGAGTTGGCGCGGCGGGAGCCGTAACCACTTCAACTTGAAGCGCGCCGTTGGAAAAGCTCTGCGCCGCCGCCTCGGTGTAGGCCGCGAAACTTTCCGCGTTGGCCAGCGGCGTTAACTCCAGGCGGCCATTCTGCTGTATGCGGGTGCCGGTTTGCGGCTTGTCGAAATATTGCTCCGTCCACCGTGCGTCCTTCGTTGCGGTGGCGAAGTCGTCCACCCAAATCGGCGTCGAGTTCGGGGTGCCGCCGGGGTCGGTTGGCGGCGGGGTCGTGGTCGTGGAGCCGAAGGCGTCGCCCGCCTTGTTGGCGAAATTGGTGGCAGAGTTAATGAGCGCGGCCGTGGCCGGGTACACATTGCTGGCCACCAGCACCGGCACCGGCACGGCAGAGAAGAAGGAAAACTCCGTGCTGCCGGTGTGCGTCACGTCCGCCACTTTGACAATGCCGGCCGTGCCGGCTGCGATTTCTATGATGTTGTGAATGTTCTTGCCGATGATGCCACGCAGGCTCAGCACGCCAAAAGAGCCGGCCGTCTGCTTGAAAACGGGCGAGAAATTGGTCGTACCCGTCCGCTCCACGATGGCCCCGTCAATGGAAATGTTGCCGATGGTGGCCCCGTCATTTTTGATAAACGGAGTAGCAATGTTGTTGACCGCATTGCGCTGCACGTAGCCGCGCACCTGCACGTTCTTGATGTTGCCGGTGTAGAAATACAGCGTCGGATATTCGTCCGTGTCAAAGAGCGTGCGCCGCCAGTTCTCAATTACCAGCTGCTCAATGTCGCAGCCGAATTGCGTGTTGGCCGGCTTGGAGAAGCTGCCCACGCGGCGGGCTACGTTCAGGCTCCAGTCCCGCACCGTAATGCGGCCGATGTTGCCGGTGCCCGGTACGCTTACCCCGCCGAAGCCCTGGTAAGAATCTACCACGAGGCCCATTTCGGAGGTATTGCCGTAGATGTTTTCCAACAGTATATTATCTACCCTGCTGCCCGCGCTCAGGATGCGGGCACCGCACCGGAACGCCTGAATGTTGATGTTGCGAAACGTAATACCATTGGCCGGGCCGCCGGGCTCCTCGTCTCGGTAATAGAAATCACCACACCAGCCTTCGCCCCACCCTGGCGCACGGTAACCATCGTCGGCGTTGCAGGTAATGGCATCGTCTTCAGTGGTCAGCGTCAGGTTTTCTCCCAGGCAATCACGGCAATACCCGTCGAAGTGAATACCGTCCTGGTTCTCCCATTTCACGGCACCGTAGTCCGTCACGCCGTTGCGGACAATGCCATTACGAATGCCCATCCCATGAAAGGCATAGGTGCGGTGGGCAAGGGTAGTAAAGTTCTCCAGAATAAAGTTCTGCACCCCATAGATGGAGTACGCGGTATTCAGGCCGAATTGCGGCGTACCCCGGCCGGTCTGCCCGCCGGGGTTGCCGTGGGCAATCATGCCCGAAATCCGTACGTTAAACGTCAGGGGCACGGCAAACGAGCGAACGGTGCGAAATATCGGCTTGTTGGCCCCGGTACGCAGCCAGCAGCCCATACCGGGCAATACCTCGATATGCACGTTGGATTTGAGCAGCAGGCCGCTGTGGGCATACTTACCGTCCCAAATGATTTTAGCCCCCGTGGTGGAAGCCTGGTCAATCAGGGCTTGCAGTACAGCCGTGTTGTCGGTGGTATTGGCGTTGGTGCTGGTGGTTGCCATTGCCAGGTCGGCATCCGATACGGCCCCGGCGGCGGAGGTGTAGAGCACGCGGGGGGAGCTGGAGCCGGTGCTCGTTTTCCGGGTTGCAAGGATAGTCGCCATATTATGCGTAGGTCAGGGTGATGGAAGCAGAGAAAGCGGCGCTGTGTTGCACGCGCAGCCGGAAGGGGGTATTGGCCGGAATGGAAGCCGGCAGCGCGGCCCAGCTGCTGCCGTTGTTGACAGAATACTGCACGCTGCCGGCTCCGGAGCTAAAGAAAATGGCGGGCGCAGCGGCCGATGTCGCGGTGAACAGTTCCTCAAATTCAGTGATGTCGGCAGCCGGTCCGCTGAGGATGATTATATCCGATCCACCACCACCACCACTGCTCTGTACCGTGAAGTTCATCGGCACCGTCTTGGCATTCACCAGCACGATGTCGCCGGGGTTCAGGATTTTCTTGCTGCTGAGAAACTCAGCTTTGGCCGGATCGAAAATGCGCCAGCCGCGTGCGCCGCCCGACCCTTCGCGGGTCAGCAGTGAGGTAAGCTGCGAGGCCAGCACCGAGCCGGTGAGCGTCAGCTGTTGGCCGCCGTAGGTAACGATCTGGCCGATTTCTGTTATTTCGTTTGCCATGTCGGTTAGAGGTCTATGCGGCCGGCCGCGAAGTTTTTGGTATAGGACTGCCCACCGCTGCGAGTGTAGCGGAAGGGCTTGCCGGTGTAGTAGTTATCGTAAGGCACCTGCGCCAGCTGCTCGTTGTTGAGCCACAGTTCCATCACGGCCGGGCTGTTGTCGGGGCCGGTGAAGTTGTTGAACTCCAGCGTGTCGCCGGGTTGCGCTCCAAGCGTAACACCCTTCACCGTATTGCCGGCAGTTACCGTGTTGTCGTAGACCGTGGCCGGTGGAGTGGTGCCCCCACCGGCGCCGTCACCTCCACACGCCGCACGGCCGATACTTTCGAAGCCCCGGCGCTGTCAGTAACCGTGGCCGTAATATCGTAGGAGCCAGCGGCAGGCGGGCTCCAGCTGCCGGAAGCCGCCGGGCCAATACTGAGTACGCCGCCCGTATTGGCGTTGGTGGCCTGCACCAGGTAGCTGTAAGGCCCGGTGCCGCCGCTGGCCGTAGCCGCGTAAGTGATGCCCGTGCCGCCCACCGTAGCTGAGGCGGCCGAGATGGTCAGGCCCGCAGCTAGGGTAGCTGAGGGCGGGGGCGTCGTGGCTCCCTCAGCTTTCCGAAAAACCAGCCGCCACTGCCCTTCCAGGAAGGCGTAGCGGTCGTAGCTGGCCAGGCCCTTGGTGTGGAACCACTGGTCGCCCTCCTGGTAATTGGCGGCCTGCTGCTCCTGCCCCCCGGCTGAAAGACCCACTGGCGGCGCAAAGGCTTTATCAAAAATCGCATTGCCATCGGCCCCGTCCACGCCATCGAAGTAGTCCACCCCTTTCTGGGGAGCAGTGGCCGCCGCCCCCTTCTTGTTGAGCTGAAACACCCAGGCTCCGGCCACCTTCGCGTACTCATAGCCGTTGGCCGTGTTGGTGTACACGTCGCCATCGAGGCCGAGCGAGGCCGCCGGTACACCCGCGCCGTAGCGCTGCTGCCCGCCGCGGGCGACTTCGCCCTTAATTTCGGCGACCGTGCGCACCAGCAGCTGGGCCAGCGCAGGGCCGGGCAGGTTGGCGCCGGGCTGCAAAGCGGCTTCTATCTGCTGGCTCAGCGTATCGAGCGCGGCCAGGGATTGGGTTCTGGTTGCCATGGTTATAAGAAGTCTGGGTCAGTGAAGTCGAGAATGTTGAAGTCATGCGGCCCACCAGTTGGAGGCGGCGTAGTCGTCGGCTGGCCATCGGGGCAAGTGCCCTCATAAGCGCGGTTGGTATCGGTCAGCCGAAACTCGACTGAGGCGGCGCACACCGGCGGGCGGGCCGGCAGCGCCACTCTGAGCACCCCGGCGGGCACGTAGGCCGGGATGGGGCGTGTTACGATGCTTACCTCACTGCCTGATTGGTCGAGGTAGCGCAGCTCGGCCCACCACTCGCCGATGCGCGCCCCGGGCAGCCAGGCTGTTAGCTCCAGTCCGTAGCCCACCTGCTGTACCAGCTGGCCACTGGGAAAGGCCGAGAAGCTCAGGTAGCCCGCCAGGTAGTCGTCTTCTTCCACCAGCGGGGGCAACGCGGCCAGCACGGCCACGTAGCGGCCCGCATCCTGCTGCCACTCACCCGCTGCTTCGGCATCTACTTCCCGGAAGCGGTAAGTAAAGGCCTGGCTCACGTCGTTGTCACCAAATACCGGCAGGTTGCTGCGTGGCTGGCCGGGTTGCAGCAGCGTGGCCAGCAGGGCGGCGGCATCGACCTGCTCATCGAGCTGGCGCACGGTTTTGCGCAGCCGGGCAAACGGCGCCGGGCTGCCTTCGCGGCTCAGCTCCAGCTCCACATGCAGGCCGCGCCGGGGCTGGCCCTGGGCACCTGTCAGGGTAAAGACAGGGGTAGTGAGCAGCGCCGGGCGGGCCAGTAGCCCACCCACGGCCACAAAGCGCGGGGCCGGGGCGGGCGGGGCTGGTTCATTCGGATCAGGCGGCGGCGGGGGTGCGGGCTCCGTGATGGTTACCTCCAGCGTGGCCGTGCAGCGGGCGGCATCGGTGAACACGTAACGGTAGGCGTCAACCGGTACGCGGTAGAACTCGATAGGCCCTGCGGGGTAGTTGGGGGCCAGCTGCTCGGTCTGGTTGTCGGAGAGCCGCGTTACGATAGCCGTAACGGGCGGCGCACTGGTGTTGAGTACGGCCGTAAAGTTGCCCGTGCCGCCGACCGTGGTGGCGCTGGTGGTCACCACATCCGTCAGGACCAGGTCGCAGCTGGTGGGCGGCACGGGCGGGCCGGCTCCGCCGCAGCTAACGGTGTAGCTACCCGTGGCCTCGTTATCGGCTTGGTCGCGGGCGCTGAGCGCGTACGCGCCATCGGCTACAGGTGAGAAGCGGAATGTGTGGGCGGCCCCGGCAAACGAGTCGGTGTACTCGGCTCCGTTCGGCCCCAGGACCGACACGAACAGCAACGGCGCGTCCAAGCCCTGGGAGGTAGTGGTGCGCACCGTTACGCGCAGCTCCGCCCCGGCTCCGTTGGGCAGGCAGGTATGTTGGGCGCTAACGCGAACGGAACCTAGTGGCGGCATTAGTAAGCGGTTTTAGAAGCGAAGTCAGCAAACAGCTCGCTACTGATGGAGCGGCGGGTTTCGGCGGCGATGCCTTGGCGCAGGCGGGCGCGGGAAGCGGCCAACACATCCCGCAGCGTGCCAGTGGGCCTGCCGAAGCGCGGGTCCTGGCCCCGATGCAGGCGCGTGCCCTTGCGCAGGATGCTCGTAGCCACAGCCCAGGGGTTGAGGCCCAGCCCACGCGCCTCCAGCCAGAGGCGAATGTCGTCGACCATGGCCCGGCCCGGCTTGGCATTGGGGTCACGGGCCGGGGCGCTGCCCTCCTCCAGCACGCCGATATGGGCCGGGCCCAGCAGTCGGCCCAGCTCCGGAGCCGATTCGGAGCGCAGCGCGGCAATGGTGCGGCCGGTGGCGCGCTGCCCGCTGGCCACGATGTTCTCGCCTAGCTCCTGCTGAGTGCGCAGAATTTCGGTATCGAGTAGCTGGGACAGGTTCACGGCCGTTAGCAGATAGAAGCCCGCTCGGCGGGCGTGAGGTTGAGTTGCAGCACTACCCCGTCGAGGTTGCCGTCAAACTGGTTGTAGGCGCTCACGATACTGGTGGCCACCGCCTTCTCCAGTGCCGGATGTTGCTCCAGCTTCAGCAGCAGGGCCATGGCGGCCGTGAGTAGCGCGTTCATGCGCGGTAGGCGCACATCGGCCGAGTCGGCCAGCTTGGAGTAGGCCAGCACGGACACCGTGGTTTGGAAGGTCGTGGTGGTGCGGATGCCGAACTTGTTGCGGTTGAGGCTCACCAGCATCTTATCCTCGATGAGCACCACGGTATCGGTGTAGCGCAGCCGGTCAAGGTCAAGGTTGGCCTCTTCCTTTTCGCCATGCACGACGCGGCAGCCGGGAAGGGCCGCCTCGGCGCAGGCGCGGATGATGGGGACGGGATAGGTCATCGCTTATCGTTTCTGTAGCTGCTCCTGCTTGAGGTGCACCTGGTGGCGGTAGTAGGCTTTGTGGTTCTCCAACTCAATCATGGTGTTCACCTCGGCCCACTTGAGGCGGTAGAAGTAGTCCCAGCGGGTTTTGTCGCCGCCGGCCAGCGCATCCACGACGGCCAGCGTGTCCCACTCGGCACTGAAGGCGCCGATGTTGGCGGCCCGCTCGGCTTGGCTGAGAGGAATGGGCTTGAGGCGGGCGGCGTGGCTTCGTCGAATCCGGTCGAACTCGGCAAAAAAAAATCAGTGAGCGGCAGCGCTTCGGCCAGGCTCATCTGGCCTACAACCGCCTCCAGCGCCTGGGCCCGGTCCGAGTCGTAGGGCATGCCGTCGTAGGCGGGTTGCAGGATGATGGCGGCCACTACGATGCGCAGGCGCGGCACGTCGTGGCCCGCATCGCGGATAGCGGCCCCGATGTCGGCGGCCTGGCCGAACGTGAGGTCTTCGAGCACGTCGGGCACTGGCACTTCGACTTCGTCCATGGTGAGCACGGCTACGCGGGGGAAGGATTGCAGGCCTTCGGGGGCGGGCTCACTTAAGAATAGCACCGAGCCCAGCGCCCCGGCAAGGGCCTGGGGCGAGAGGTGTAGCAGCTCAGCGCCTGCGCAGCCCAGCAGCAGGGCCAGGCAGTCCTGCACGGTAGCGCCTTCAGGAAGGGCAGAGAGGTCCGCAGCCTGTGCAAGGGTCACATCGGCCCAGCGAGTGGGCAGCTGGTGCAGGGCGGTAGCGAGGTGGGGTGTCGACATCAGAAGGACTGGTAGTGGGTGATAGGTTTCGGGGCTGGTGGCTGAAGCTCCAGACGCATGCGCATGCTCATCATGTCGGAGTAGTCGGGAGAGCGGCCAATCAGCTCTTTGATATCATCCTTGCTCAGCACCTTCAGCGGGCCGTCCTTATCCATGTCGCGCTGCTTAATCACGCTCAGCTCTTCCATGAGCGCTTCCCGCTGCTCAGAGGTGAGGGCGGCTTCGGCGATGAACATGCCGGCGGCGTTGATACAGCCAGCCAGCAGGTATTGACACTGGGCTTTGAGGTTCTCGTAGTTCTCGGGCTTGGGCTCGCGGCCTTCCGAGCGGGCACGCTCTACTTCCTCCAGCGACGGCATGGGGCGGGCGTTGTTGACAAAGCCAATGCAGCCGGGCAGTCCATCCACGACGCCGCCCCCCACACCATCCTCGTCGACAACGATGCGCGACATCGGTACTTTGTGCGTCGTGGCAAGCCCCCGGATGAGGGCCACCAACTCAGTAGTTTTGCTCTTGTCCATCACCACGACGTTGACCAGCCGAAAGCCCAGCCACACGCCTACCACTGCCTTATCGGCACCGAAGCGGGCCACGTCAGCCGTGATGGCGGGCGCGCCGCTTTCCACGAAGGAGTTGGTAAACAGGTCGCAGATGCGGTTGTAGGCGATGAGCGTGGCCGGGTCGCCGTCGTACTCCCAGTTGCCGCGCAACAGGCGCTCGATGCTAGCCATGTCAAGTGTGAGCAGCGTTTCGCGGTAGCTGGCCGGCGTGTACTTGTTATCGGAAAGAAGCGACTGCACAAAGCGCCGGTAGGGCTTGAGCGTGCCGTCCTTGCTGGGCTTGTAGAAGGTGGCGTACACCCAGTTCTTAGCTGGGTTGCAGCTGCCCAGCACCTTGGGCATGAGCCCGCGGGTCACGCAGCCGCAGCCGCGGCACTTCCATTGGTTGGGCTGCCCGTTATCGTCGTAGCCTAGCACCTCATTGCCCGTATGGTCGCCCGAAGCCTGGTTGGGCCGGCCGCACTGGTGGCAGTAGAAGTTGAGGCGGTAGCGGATACGGGACTTGACGATGCCCCAGGCCTTCTGCACCACCTGATTGCATTCGTCGATGAAGGCGCCGGTGATTTCCATCGAGCCCAGGCTATCGAAGTTCTTATCAGAAGGGTACTGAAAAAGGTCTTTGAGAAAGATGATGCTTCCGTTGAAGAACGTGAGCGTACCTGCCTGCTCATTGTAGCGGTAGTGGGCGGCGGTGAGGCCCTGCTTGCCGAGTACCTCCAGCAGCGTGAGCAACGTGGTATCCTTCAGGTTCTTGAGCTTGGCGCGGCCGATGAGCCAGCGGGAGCCGGCATACTTCAGGCAGCCCTTAGCCACCCAGTAGGTGCCCAGCGCGGACTTACCGCCACCAGCTCCACCACCATACACCAACTCGGTGGTTGAGTCATCCTCTAAAATATCGAGGGCCGTCGTCTGCTTCAGCGTGAGCTTCATAGAGCCTGGGCCTCCCCACCCTCATACGCTTTGGTTTCTTCCCATACGATGCCCATCGAGCCGCTGTGCTCCACCTTGTCGACGAACATGCCCTGCCACTTGGCCAGCCGCTCTAATGCCCCCAGGCGGTCAGGCAGCTCAATAGCAATGCCGTGCTGGGTGGGCTTGATGGACTTGGCCAGATCGAACACACCCAGCGCGTGGGCCTTGGCCAGGTTCAGCTCCATCTCATCGTACCACTCCACCGGCCCAGCCACGATGCGCGTGGCGGCCGGATTGCGCCGCAGCTCAATCTGCAACCGCAGCACCTCGTGCTTACGGAGCTGCTGCTCAACGAAGTGGTCGTCCTGCTGCTTCTCCGTCAGGTCGGATGCGTCGGCAAACTCTTCCTCGAAATCGATTTGCTCCTGCCGCTCGGCAATTACTTCAGCCAGTGGCTTTTCCACCTGCGGATGCCTGTAGCGGCGCACCGTATCAAAGAAGTCCGACAGGTTAACGCGACCGATAGCTGACCACTGGGCCGCAATTTCTTCGGTACCCATCGCCGCCTTGGCCAGCACCTTTTCAATAGCGTCGCGGACCTTAACATTTCTTAACAACCGACTTGCCTGCTGAGCGGCCGTCTTCTCGCTGTAGCCCGCACCAATAGCGGCCCGAGTAGCGTTCAGCGCCGGGTCGGCACAGAAGAGCGACACGAAGCGCTTTTGCTTTGCGTCGGGCTTTGGGCTGGCAGACTTCTTGGCTTGGGCGGACATGACACGAACTTCCTACCCTAAGCCCCACCAAGCAAGGCCCGCACCTTCAAAACGCCGCGAACCCAACCCATTCCGTCGCCCAACTGCACTCCACCCTCATCCACCCTCGGCATGGGCCAGCATCCGCCGCAGCTGCACGGTGCTCACGCCCATCTCCCGGGCCGTATCCCGCCGGGCATGGGCCTGGCTCCAGCTCGGGTGCGCGCTCAGCAGTTGGGCCACACGGCGGGCGGCGGCCATGCACTCACCAATCGGGTAGCTGCGGATTTTCGGCGGCTCGGGCGGGGTCGTGATGTAGTCGAGGATGCGGCGTCGCTCTGTCGGGTCGAGTTGCGCCAGCGTCTGGCGCAGGTGCTCGGCATGGGGCAGCCAGGGAGTAGCGAGGGATACAGGTAGCATGGCAGATCGAAATAGGGTGAATCAGTAGGGCCGGGCGCCATGCCGGGCCTGGGTGAAGGCGTACACCTCCTGCAGCTGGGCTTCGGAGTAGCCGACGAGGCGGGCCATCAGCAGGCCATTGGGCGTGCGGCTGGTGCTGGTGTAGTAGCGGGGCGTGGGGTCGGGCTGTAGTAGTGGCTCTACTTCCTCCTCCTCCACTTCTTCGGCAGCGGGTTCGGGCGTGATAGGCTTGGTGGCTTTGCGGCGGCGGGTGGGCGCACGTTGGCCGCCGGCCTGGGATTTCCCCTTGCCGGCGGCCTTGGCTGCATCCATCTGGTCTTGGATGGCTTTTATCATGGGCAGCATCCGGCCTTCGCCTCATGGCCACAATTCCCACACACCTCGTCCAGCCACGGTAGCTCAATCGGATGCGCCCGGGCCAGCTGCTCCAGCGCGGCGGTATCGTGTACCGGCGTAGGCTCGGGGCGTAGCTTCTGAATGGCCAGCTCGATTGCATCAGAGAGCTGCGATGGGGAGGCGACGTTTGCCAGCCCTATGGCGTCGTCGAGGATAGCCAGCGCCTCCTCGGTGCTGGCCTCGGTGAAGCGCAGGGCCGCAATGGCGCGGGGCACGAAGTCGCGGGCGGCGCAGCAGAACTCCGCGTCGCTTTCCAGATTTTCCAATTCATCCTGCTCTTCATGGATGTTGAAGACCGCTGACACAGACACGTCGTAGTCCTCCGGGCGTGGCTGTTGTCCGGGCGGGACGCCAGTGGGCGTGGGCTCGCCAAAAGCGGTTACCGTGGCGTCGTACGGGTTGTAGCGCCAAGTGCCGGGGCTGGCTGCCTGCTCCAGCGCCTGCATGGTGTCGAGTTCTCCTCTAAGGATTTTCATCGTCTGGTTTTATTGGAGTTAGGAATGATTGACTTAGCGGGTGATAAGGCGGACTAGTAGGGCTCACTGGCCAGCTCCAGCACCCCGCGCTTTTGCAGCTCCGAGCGCAGCGCCGACAGCTCGGCCACCTCCTTGCCGGTTAAAGGCTTGCTGGATTCCAGCAGGTGCTCATGGCGCTGCTCCAGTCGGGCATCCGACGCATCGGCAATGCTGGCCACCGGGCGGGAAGGGCCGGCCGCAACGGGCGAAAGAGCCGGGGCTTCGGGTTTCGCTGGCAACGTGGGCGCTGGCGTGGCAGGAACTTTCGCGGGTGTAGCGGCTTTGGCGGGCACGGCGGACGGTTGGGCGCCCACACGCAGCGGCCAGAGCACCATCCCCTCGAATTCCACCGGCTCGGGCAGCACCTGCAGCACCAGGCGGTTGGTATCGGCCGGCACCTGATGGCTGTCGAGCACGGCGCGGGCCAGCGGGGTGTTGATGAAGTTGAGGCCCTGGGTTTCCTTGCGGTCCTTCTCGGCCGACTTGCCCCGCAGCGGGCGGCTATCATGGGCGGGCTCAGTCGAGCCGAACAGGGCGTACCAGCTGCCGGGTGCGTCGGCGTCCTCGGTGAGCGTAGCGCCGGGGCCGGTGGTGCTCAGGCCCAGCTCGCGTACCAGGGCGGCGGAAAAGCTCAGGCTGCCGGCTTTGCGGGCGACGGTGATGGTGCGGGCCGTGCTCTGGCGAACGTGGGCGGTAGTGGCGGGGGTGATGAAGCGGAGTTTCATGCGGGTAGCGTGAGAGGTGAGGGTAGCAGGTTTCGTTTGCGGGCTTCGGTTTCGACTATCAGAAGGGCGGGTAGTCCCCACCTGGGTAGCTGGGCCTGGACAGTTCACCCAAGCGGCGCGGGGGTGGGCCGTTGCGGGTCATGTGCTGCGTGAGGGCCTCGGCATTGAGAAGTAGCTGCTCCTGCAGGGCCTCGATTTCGCGCTGGGCATCCTGCTGACACAGCACTACCGCAGCCTCGGCAATGCGGCTCCAGTGGGCTTCGGAGTCGTGGGCCTGGTCGTAGATGCCGGCCACGCTGGCCGCATCAGAGAGGTACTCATGCGGCTTTTTCATGCGGCGTCGGCTTCGGGCTGCATTTCTGCTGCTGCCCACTGCTGCTCTATCTGCGCAAACTCAGCCAGCACCAGCCGGGCTTTGCCGCGGGCCTCCGCTAGTTTCGCCGCTGCCAGCCGCTCTTTGCGCCACAGCTCCGCATCGTAGTCGTTCACGGCCTGCGCTAGTAGCGGCTCCGCCGGCCACTTGCCGGCCACCCACCGCTGGAGCCGTAGCAGTTCGGACGGATGGTAGCCCGCGCACTTCTGACGGACGTAGAGCGCGCTGATGGGCATATCCTTGGCCACCTGGACGGCCCGCTCCTGGTAGGCCACATGCTCGTTGTGGATCTGCACCTCCAGCAGCGCATCCCGCTCAGCCAGGTACTCGGCAAACCAGCCATGAATCACGCCCGCGTCGATGCGGTCGAAGGTGTGGTAGCGGCCGTTGGCTCCTTCGCGCAGCACGTAGACCAGCTCATCGAATTTGAGACGCCAGTAGCGCTGCACCAGGTCGTTGGCCAGCATCGATACCTGCAACGTGTTGAGCCGCTTGTTATCGGCGAAGTTGAACATGCCGTCCACGTAGGCCAGCAACCGCGCCGTGGCCTGCACCGGAGCGGCCGCATCGGCGGCGCGCAGGGCACTGAGCTGCGGGCCGGCCAGCGCCAGCTCAGGCCGCACCTCCATCATGGCACTAAGCAGCGCCATCGGGTCGCGCTGGTGCGCTGAGGCTAGCAAAAGCTCCAGCGACGGCGACGGCTGCCTCAACGTCAAGGCGGCCCGTAGCGCGGGGCTGACCGTAGCCAGCGCCACGGTTTTCGGCGCCACGGTTTTGGCGAGGGTAGTGGGATTCGTCTGCATGGGTAGCGTCTTTGGGGGCCGTGGTGATGAGGCCACGGGCCGAGTTGGCGTCGTTGGAGAGAAAGCAGCGGGTGAAGTTTTGCCAGCCCCGCTCGTCGCGGTTGGCCTCGTGGGCCGCTGCGGCCGCGATGTGGGCCAGGTAGTGCGGGGCGTAGGCCGCCGAGTAGTTGAGCTGAGCGGCCAGAGCCGTGAAACCGTCCGGCGTGGCGTAGCGGGATTCGGCGTAGGGCATCTTGCGGCCAGCCGCCGCGGCCCCAGTGTGCGGAGCCGACGCGGTGGCGCCGACTGAGCTGGCAGGACGAATGGCCAGCAGCGAGGCGCGGAGCATATCCCGCTGCTGGGTCATGTCGGCCAACTCAGCGGCCAGCCGCTGGTTTTCATTTTCCAGCTCCCCTATTTTTTTTTCGGAGGCGGAGCTGGAGCGAAGCGGCCCTTCCTGCTCCTCCTCCTCCTCCTCCTCTTGGTTATCTTGGTTATAGTTCTTGGTCTCCTTATAAGGCATACCCTGAATGTCTATAGACACTGACCCTGAATGTCTATAGACACGACCACCGTTGTCTATAGACAGTCCCGGTTTTGCCGGTGTGTCTATAGACATTTTGTCTATAGACAGGGACGAATTCAGGGCCTCCACGGCGGCCAGTTGCTCGGCTCCGGAACCGGTGTAGCACACCCGCAGGCGCGGCGTGGTAGCGACCCTGCGCAGCTTGGTGGCGCCCTCAATCGTGAGCAGCTCCAGCCGCTGCAATTCGGCCAGCGCGCGGGTGATGGTGCGCACCGTGCCGCCCACGCTCTGGCTCAGCAGCTCATTGCTACCGGTGAAGGCGCCGTGCTTACCGTTCTCCGCTAGGCCCGCCACCTCAATCAGCACCGCCCGCAGCGTGCGGTTGAGGGCGGTAAGACGGTTGAGGTTCTGGCGGATGGGTAGCATAGGGCGGGTGCTAGGCGGGGTAAAGGCGCCGGCGGAATCGGCGTGCAGGAAGCGGTGGGGCTGGCTCATAGCAGAGGAAGAGCACCGAAAAGCCCGCCGAACAATTGCCCGGCGGGCTTCAGGCTAGTGGCTTAGGACTGGTAGAGCACCGAGCAGCCCCACTGCTCGAAGTAGGCGGCCTCCTCGGCCAGCAGCTCGGCGCGGTACTGCTGCTCCAGTTCGAAGAGTTCCGCCGATTCGAGGTAGAGCTTCACGCTGGCATCAGTCGGGTCGATACCGATTTCCACCCGGAAGGACTTGGCAGGGTAGCCCTTGAAAATGGGCGTGGTCAGCACGAACTCCCGGTTCCACTCAATGCCGTGCACCTCCCGCTCCAGGTTGTTTTTGCTGCTGCCGTTGGTGCTCTGCTGCTGCTCAATCTTGGTTTGCACCTTGGCCGAGAAGTTCATCAGGCTGCTGAGCAGCACGGCATGGGAGTCCTTATCGGAGAAGAAAAAGCGGGTGCGCTTGAGAAACTTCACCAGCTCGGAGACCGTGTACTTCTGGTCGGTGTTAATCTTGAACTGGGCCAGCTCCGGAGCCAGCTCCAGGCTACCGGTTACGCTATCAAACAGCTCCGACTTCTCAGCCAGCACCAGCTTCAGGGTGCCGGACGTCTGGTTGATGAACACGGTGGCCTGCTTGAAATCATACAGCTCGACTTTCGGCTGAAGAAACTGCCGGGGCGAATCGAGTCGACCAGTGTAAGCCAGCTGCCGGGGCTCCCGGATGGGGGCCGCCTGGCCGTGGCGGATGATGGTTTCGCCGGGAGCGTTGATGGCGAATACTTCCTGATTTTCGGTATTGGATTTCATGGCAAACAGTTGTGAGGAATTGAATAGCGAAGGAAAGGCGGCTGCTTATTCGCCGGCCGAGCGGCGCATGAACACGTTCTGCTGGCGCTCTTCGGGTAGTAGGCCGCGGCTGCTGATGAGCGTACCCTCGTCGGTGTAGAGGCCCATGCGGCGGGCGTCGTAGTCGGGGATGTAGTAGAGCGTGCCCACCGAGCGGGTGTGGCCGGTGCGCAGCTCCAGCTTGAGCGTGCCGAGCGCCTTTTTGAAAGCGTCGAGCCGGTATTTGAATTCGGCCATCACTTCCTTCTTTTCATCACCCAGCGAGTCCATCTTCTCCAGGGTGGTGAGCAGCGCGTTTTTGCGCTCATCCAATTCCCCATCTTCCAAGGGGCGGTCATAGGGCTCCCCTTCGACTACTTTGTAGGCCTCGGCTTCGAGGTGGGAGCGGCGGGCGGCCGACTCCATGCCGGCGAAAAGGTTCTGTTCCATCATGGGTTTGGGATTTAGAAAAGGGGATTGCTTAAGCGGCGTTGCGCCACACGATGGCCGTGCGGCCGTTTTCATCGAGGATGGTGGTGCGCTGTTTGCCGGCGGTAGTAGCAGCCAGGCCTGCCTCGTACTCAGGTGAGCCCATGCGGTAGTGGTACCACTTCTTGGCGGTGGTGGGCTTTTTAGGGGCCTGCTTCTTCGCTGCCTGGGCTTTGGCCTTCTGCTTCACTGCGAGTCGGATATCCTTCGGCGGCTTCGGCGGCTTGGCTGCCGGTGCGGCCTTCGGAACTGGAGCTGGCTTCGGAGCCAGGACAGTAGCACGGCGGGCTGGGGGGTGAGCACGGGGCCGGGCCGGCTTCCTACCCGGCAGCCGCAGCAGGCCCAGTTGGTGGGCGCGGGTAACGAGCGCGGCCGTGCTGCGGCCTAGCTCATTGGCCAGCTCCGCCAGCGGCCGGCCAGCAGGGTAGTCACGGGCGAAGAGGGCGGCGTGCTCGGTGCTCCAGCGGCGCTGCCCGGCTTTTTTGCCGGACGTGAGGCCCAGTATCTGCGCCCGCTTGAGAATGGCCGTGCGCGTGTGGGGCAGCAGGCCTACCACCGTGGTAGGGCCATCGATGGGATAGTGCTTATGCAGCAGGGCAGTGTGCTCAGTACTCCAGCTCTGGCAGCTGCCGGCCGCAAGGCCCAGGCGGTGGGCGCGGGTGTGCACGGCCGAAACGGCCCGGCCTAGCAGCGCGGCCGTATGCTTGGCACCGTGCAGCGGGTATTCGGTAGTAAGCACGGCCAGCTCGGCGGCGCTCCAGATGCGGGTTGGTTTAGCGGCCATGAGTAGCAAGGGTTTGGTTGGCGGATAAATGAGCTTTGCGGTCTTCTTTGGCGGCATACACATCCTGATCCAGGTGCCAGCCCTTGGCCTCTCCCAGCCAGGCGGCCTGCAATTCCTCCAGCGTTTCAGCCTCTTTCAGAAAGCTCAATACCACCAGCTTATCCATGGGCAGATCATCCTGCTCCTCACTGCTTAGGGCGGCACCAGCGGAGGGAACCAGAGGAACCGAAGCCGGCAGCATGGGCGCGGATGCGGCCGGCTGAGTGGGGCGCGGGGCTGGAGCGGCTACAGGTGCCGGCTGCTCATCCTCTAACCGGGCGGCATCTCTATTCTTGGCAGCGCTGAAATCATCCGCCTCTTCTTCCCCGTACACGCCCAACTCGTAGAAGCCCATCAGCATCAGGATGGAGCGAGACTTGGCCCGCTTCTCAGCCATCTCGGCGTAGTAGCTCACCTGGCTGTTCTTGGCATTGGCTGAGCCCAGCGACTCGACTTTGATTTTCTTGCGCTCCACAGTGCGCACGGCGGCGGCTTTCACGATGGCGAAGTCTGCCCCGGCCGCGGCCAGCTCGATGCCCACCTGAATGTTGTTGAGGCCCTGAATCTTCTCGATGCCGGCGCGGCCGATAATCCAGTTGCCGGACTGTTTGTGCTGCCACACATCGGCCTTGCCCAGCAGGTTGGCTTTGCACAGGGCGCGGAAGGCGGCTAGTTGTTCGGAGGTTTGCATTAGCTTTGCAGTCGTTAGAGTGAAATGAGTGATAGGGCCGCCCGGGCAATGGGCGGCCCTATTGCGTTTAGCGGGCCGGCATGGCGTGCTCGGCGCGCTGCTCAGCCGTGGGGCCGGCGCTGCAGCCGGGCAATGCCAGGCTCAGCAGCGCGCACACCAGCAGCAGCGTGGTCGTGATGACAGCATAGCGCACCAGGCTGGTGCGGCGCTCGTGGCGCTCGGCAGCGGAATAGGCAGGTCGTTGGTAGTAGTGCATGGCTACAGGCGCTGGCCAATGAGGCGGGTTTCGGTGATGCTACCGGCGGCGGCCTGCACGGCACCAGCCCGGTTGAGGGCGCTGAGCTGCTGTTCACCCAGGCGGCGCACTTCTACTTCGAGGGCGGATTTCGCGCGGCTGCCGGTACCGGTGCGGGTTTCGCTGGCCAAGTCGCCGTAGCGCGAATCAGAGGCGACGGCGGTGATTTCACGGCGGCCATGATGGGTAGTGATTTTGACAGTTAGCATCGGACAATGATGTGAGGGTGAGAGAATCAGTTAAGCAGCGTCTCGGTCGCATTCGTCGTATTCCTGCTGCCGAAAGGCCTCCTCGTCCTGCTCAGCAGGCAGCGCCTCGTAGCGGGCAGCCAGACCGGCATTGGCTTCGCGCTTGGTGCGCTCCCGTTGCACGGCGGCGTAGTAGCGCTGGAGCTGGCCGGCATCGTGTACCTGCACGCAATTGAGCTTGGCCTTCACCCGCTCGTAGCGGTGGAAGAGGGGGCCAGAGAGCACGGCGTAGATGTTATTGCGCAGCGACTGGCACATCAGCTCGTTGGCCGGCGCGTTCAGGTTCTCGGGGCGGATCAGGACGATTTCGGACATGGCAGCGGACGGTGTTAGCGGGCGGTGGCGCTCAGGTGCAGCGCGTTACTGGTGGCTTCGGCAGCGGCCATTTCAGCCGTCAGATAGGCTGCCTCATCGGTTAGTTCCAGCCCGTCATGCAGGTGCGCGTAGACGACAATGGCCTGCATAGCCGAGTAGCGGCAGCCGATGGTGCAGGCAGCCAGCGCCGTGCGCAGATAGCGCAGCTCGGCCGGGTTGATGCGGTTGGTGTGGGTAGTGGTGAGCTGCATGAGTTAGGCTGCTTTAGAAGTGCTCACCTGCATCGGCGCGTCGCCGAAAAACTCCTGCACGGCCTGCTCCGTGACGATGTACTTATTGCCAATGCGCTGGTGGCGCAGCCCGCCCTCCTGGCCCAGCTCATAGGCCTTGAGCAGCTCGTAGGCCTTGGTCTTGCCACAGCCCAGCCGGATGTGCAGGCGGTCGTCATACTTCTTTTCCTGGCTCTGCTTCGGGCTTTGCACATAGGTGCGGGTGCTCACTTCGGCTTCGGCCGAGGCGCGGGCATTGATTTCGAGCATCGTCACCCAGTTCTGGTTGACGGCCGCCCCGCCGGCGGAGGCAGTAAGGTGGGAAGAGGGAGTGGTTTGCATGGGAGGGGACTTTGTTAAAAGTGATGAGATGTGAATAAATGGAACAAAACGTGAAATAGAGGGCAAAAAAATATTAGGCCTCTGCTAGGTGCCCTGCTCTCTCAGTAAGCCACCGCCCGACAACCTCATTCAAGGATGGGCGGCGGCCTGTTTCCTTGCGTAAACGCTCTTGTTCGTCACGCATAGCCTCCTTCGTGGCAGAGTCAACCTCACCTCGAACGGGGTGCAATTTGGGGGTTTGGGTATTTGACATGGCGGTAAAGTGTGATGGGGTATGACAAATATACGTGATAAAACGGAACAACAAAGGATATGTTGTGAAATTCCTTCACAAACTGTTACAAACTGTGTTGCTTTGTTCCGAAATATCACGGAAACATGGCTAATTCACGCGGCATCAGACTTGCCAAGCTCCGAGAGGCAGCTGACATGACCTTGGAAGAGGTGGGTAAGGCCATTGATAAAAGCAGGCAAACGGTTCATCGCTATGAAGCGGATGACGCTGCGCGCATTCGACCTAAAGTTTTAGAGAAGATTGCCGCTGCCTACAAAACCACCCCCGAATACATCGAGACCGGCAAGCACCCCGCCCCTATCATGCAGGTAGCCCCCGAGGAGCACCCGCTGGGTCCGCTCATGTCCGACAAAAGCAATGCCCGCTTCGCCGCGCACTTCGACAAAAAGGAGATGGTGTACTACCGTCGCCTGGAAATTGGAGCGCGGGCCACTTTCGCTGAATCCTTTATGAACGATTACGACTATCGGGACTTGCCGCTATTCCCCGTCATCCGCATGATTGGCGACCCCGAGGAAGGGCTGGTCGTCGATATCGACGGCGACTCGATGGAGCCCCAGCTGCGCAGCGGCATGAAGGTGCTGGTCGAGGAGTTATCCAACGTGGACCAGTGGAAGGACGCGCGGCCCGGCGTGTACATCGTCGTGTTCCAGCACCACTTCGTCATCAAGCGCATCAAGCACAACACGCTCCGGGCCACGGGTAAGGTGATACTCGAATCCGATAACGCCGAGGGCGGCATTGAGGAAGTCATCATCGACGACATCCACGGCATGTGGCGCGTGATACGGGGCGTCGACGTGCCTATTCGCTAATTCAATTACACCAACCCATATTCTAAGACCCGTGAAAAAAGCTCTACTCATCCTGTGTGTAACATTCTTCGCTGCCTGTAGCGGCGGCGGCGACCCCTCCCCATCCAGCTCTAAGGGCGGTAGCCAATGCGGCTGCAGCAAATACAATAAAGCTGATTGCCAGGCGTCGAGCAAATGCTTTTGGACTGTTGGTAAAGGCTGCGGCTGTTAGTTTTAATAATTACTCATGTAAAGTAAAATTGCTATGGCATTCCGATTTCGTAAGAGCTTTAAAATAATGCCCGGCGTTAAGCTCAATGTGAGTAAGAGCGGATTTAGCACAACTGTTGGTGGGCGCGGCGCCAGCGTTAACATAGGAAAGAAAGGCGCTTATTTAAATGCGAGCATTCCTGGTACAGGTATTTCGAGCCGCAGTAAAATAGGCGGTAGTGGTAGTGGCAGAAACACTAACTACTCAAATGCAGCCACCTCTATTCCGCAGGATCCTCAGCCAGCTAATAAGGGCTGGTACAGCTTTGGCGTCGCCCTCTTTAGCTTTTTCACATTAGTCTCTCTAGCTTCTTTCATAAATTCCATTTCAGCGAAAACGGATTGGTCATTATTAGGGGGTGCTTTCTTCTGGGCCGCAGTTACGGCCATATGGTGGGCAGTTCGCGGCGCTAGACGCAAAGCCAAACAGGCTAAATACGAAGCATTTATTAAGAAGCAGGCAGATGAAGCCGAAGCCTTGCAAATGCTTATTGAGCAGGGCATTCGAGAGAAAGAGGAGAAACTGGAAAGGCAACGGATTGAGCTGAGAGAAGCCGAAGCAAAAAAACAGGAGTTAAGAAGATCTGAAATCCAGCAAGTGTTAGCTCCTGCTTATACTCTTTACGTGGAGGGGTTGATCAGCAAAGAGCAATTGGCTACATGGCAGAAGCGGGCTGATGACGAGAAATACGGATTTATTGTATTAGAGCTGGAGGTAAATCGATTAGCCCGCGAATTATATGCAGAGAAGGCGCGCGTAGATATGATCAAGACTAAATATGATGAGGCAACCGCTTGCCAGCTCATTGCTCATCAGATAATAATTGGTATGTCGCACGAGCAAGTAATCGACGCCTTCGGCAAACCAACGAAGGTTGAGAAGGTATCAGTAAATGGGAAAGAGCGGGAAACGCTTGTTTATGGTAGCAAAACAACGGGTAGTTATTTCCATATTCATGCCGGCATCGTGACCAAAGCTGTTATCAGATAGTCATGACCATCCGGTTCTACCTCCATAACAACGCCACGGAGGGCCGGCATCCTATTTACGTAGAGGTGCGCTGGGCCCGCCATCCGGCCGCCGAGCCGGGTACTAGCCCCGCCGTACGCCTGGGCGTGCGCGATTCAGTGCTCAAAAAGTTCTGGACGAAAAAGCAGCGCGTTTCCACCCAGGATGAAGGCCGCTGCGTGCGCATCAACCGCAAGCTGGGCAAGCTGCACAAAGCCGCCGAGAAGCTGCTGGAGACGGCCGAGGAGCAGCGCCAACGCGTGAGCCCCGAGCAGATGCGGGCCGCCCTACTGGAGCAGCTCAACCTGACAGCCGACGCCCCCACTCCTATTAGTGAGCCAGCAGCACCGTTAGCCCTACCCCAGCAGCGCATCGAGCAGGTAGCGGCCGAGTGGAAAGCCTTCTATCGTTCCAAGTATGCCAGCAACACGCTGCGCAAAGTAGACCCCGTGGCCATGCACTGGGAGCTGTTCCGGCCCGGCACGACGCTACAGGACATTCTACCCGACCCCACAACCCGCCGCTCCGACCTGGTGGAGAAGTGGTGCGAGTACCTGATTGAGGATGCGCCCAACCGGTCGGGCGGGCTGGGGCTGGAATCCAACAGCGTCGGCCGCTACGTGGGCGCCACCCGGCAGCTGCTCAAGTTCGCGGGTCTGCCCTTCGCCTGGCTCACCGATGAGTACACCTACGAGGTGGAAATTGAGCCGCTCCTATTTGAGGAGGTAGTGAGCCTCTACGAAACCCCACTCCCACCCGGCCACCTGAGCCAGGCGCGCGACGTGTTCGTGTTCAACTGCTTTACCGGGCCCCGCTACGGCAACCTGAAAGCGCTGCAGCCTTCGGACGTAGTAGTTGAGCTGGGCAGCCACATTCTGGAGTATGTGCAGATCAAGGGCCGCCGCAAGAAAACGAAGGTGCGCGTGGCCATGGACCCGGTAGCGGTCGAAATCTGGGAACGGTATGCCGGCCGGCTGCCCGTGTTCTCCAATCAGAAAATGAACGAGTACATCAAGCAGGCGGCCGAACTCTCCGGACTCGATAGGCCCATCCTGCAGGTGCGCCAGCGCGGGCCCCACCGCATCGAGCGGCGCGGCCCCATCTGGCAGTTCATCACCTGTCATCTGGCCCGGCACACCTTTGCTACCTTGCTGCTCGACGGCGACGCGGATCTGGGCCAGGTGCAGAATAGTCTGGGCCACTCCGGCATTAACACCACCCGCCGCTACGCCAAGAGCCGGGAAGCCAAGCGGCACGTGGCCACGCTCTCGGCATTTGATAAGCTGCGGGCTTCACACACAGAGGCCGCTGGTGTGCGACGAGACCTGGCAAACGATGGCAACGAGCGGTAAAGTATGGTAAAGGCAGGTCAGGTATAAACGGCCCTATCTATCACGGTTTACCGTATTGTACCGGGGCTTGCCACGGCTTACCGGAGCGTGCGGCTTCTAGCGCGACCACCATTTAAAACAGAAGCCCTTGTAAGTCAGATACTTACAAGGGTTTTTTCTTTACCGGGGCCGGTATCGGGGCCAACTAAATAAATTTTCCCCTTTCGTACTGGAGACACAAAAAAGCCCGTTGTCATCGAGACAACGGGCTTTTAAGGCTTTTACAAGGTTGGGAACCGAAACCCTCCCCTACTCCAAAGATAACCAGAATCTAGGGGCTGGTTGGTATCGGATGCTCCTGGGGACGCTCTGAGAGGCCAGAAAGTGAAAAGCGTTTTAAGGCCCTCCTACGGCGTCTGAATCTTCGGGGCCCGTCTCTGTGTCATCCTGGGGCGGCTGTTCGTCTGGGGCCGGCTTTCTAAGCTCCCCACGTAGGACCGCTAGCGTTTCGTCTGCCTCCCTGAATAGCTGTTGACGCTGTTCGTACCCTTCGCTACCCGGACCTAGATTAAAGCCTACTTTGGGCCGGTTGGGCTTTTTGGGCCGCTTTTGCTTCGGGGCCGGCGCTGGGGCCGTGCTGCTGGTGTGCTCGGCATCTGTGTACGACGGTGCCCCCGAAGCCTCGCAGAGTAAGTCTGACAGCTTGCGGGCCACGTTGGGTAACATCTGCCTTTGGGCGTCTGTGTAGTGTAGCTGCCTAGAGCTATTCAGCGCCACCGCTAGCAAGCGAAGCTCTGAGGGGTTGAACTGGTTGGTGGCGCGTGGCATAGTCTAGCTAGCTAAGGTGAACTAATCGGGCAAGGGCAGGGAGCCGACACTTTGAGGCTTCCGGCCCAACGAACAGCAGAACGGGGTAAATTCTATCTACCAACGGCGGGCTAGTTGTTGGGAAGCTAGCCTTGAATAGCGTGGCCTGTTGCTGGGGCCTGGGGTGCTGCTGCATAGCCTTAGCGGTTGTGGCCTGTTGCCAGGCGGGCGTTTTGGAAAAAGGGCTCTATCCGGCCTAGTTCAGCTAGAAAAGCCTCTGAATCTTGGCAGTGGCGCAACTTGGGGCCCTTGTTCGGCCATACTTCCGTTGTGGCGTACTCCACAAACTCCTCCCACGTAAAGCGGGTACCGTACGTATTGCCCAAACGGGCCCGGCTATCCTGAGCCACTTTGGAGTTCTTGTCAACCAGAAACGCGAAATGCTGGGGTAACTGAGCGAAGAGGCTAGACAGCAGAACGCCGTACGGTGCGGGGCTTAGCTCTATTTTCTTGAGGTCTCTCTGAGGCTCGCCTATGTTTTGAGGGCCGGCGTGCCGCTGCCAATTGGAAAGTTAAACATGATGCTGGGGGTTAGTGGTGAATTATTCTGTTGGTTGGTTCGGGCCCTGGGGCCTGGGGTTATCTGGTTTTGGTTGCCACCCGTCTATTTCTGGTAAACCCTCTGGGGACGTGTAGCCGGCAACGGCGCGGTCTGGATTAGCAAAGGCCGGGTCTATTAGCCCTAGCTCTCGCATCTTGAAGGCTAGAGCCGCAACCGTGAAGGCCGCTGAATCGACCTCTCCAGCGTCATCCGGTATCTGTTGGCTAAAGTTGACCGTTGCCAAGAGTTGAGCAATAGCCCCCGGTTTCAGGTACTGCTCTATGCTTTTGGCTGCTGCTGCTAGTTTGGTCTGGTAGCCCTCGATTCTGGTTAGCTGCTCTGGATTCAGGAGCCCCCAACTTCCGGCCTCTGATACCGTCCGGGCAATCAGTGAGCCGTTGTAGTGAATCTGATAGGCAGCCGCCTGCACTACCTTTTGCGCGGTCCCCAGCAGCAGAACGCTAAGGCTCTTTACCTGCTTCACTAGAGAGCTAAAAGGCACTTCCTTTTGGGGGTTTGTGCTGTCTAATGCTTGAGCAAAGGCTTCGTCTTTGCGTTGCTCTTCTAGGACCTGCTCTAGTAGTTGCTGGAATCCATGCCTGCGAGCGTGCTGGAACATGAGAGGGGGCTTCACGTTGGCCCTTATTGCCATATCGTGTAGCCTGTCTGAGTAGCCAAAGCCCGTAGGATAGTCTATGAAGGCATCAAAAAGTAACTTTTGCCGGCTCTTTTGACTCAATTTATTGAGGGACAATAGTTTATCGGGTTTGTCCTGGGGCTTATCCATGTTGGCGGGTTGTTCGGAGTGAAGTATTTTTGATGCTGGAGCTTCGGAGAGCTTCAAAATCAATTCATCAGATACTGGCCATTCATGCCCTTGCATATACCCGCTACTGTTAGCCAACCCATGATTGAGGCTGTACCCATGTACTTGCGGCCTTTGACTAGGTAGGTGTAGGTCTGTACATGACAGACTAGGGCGTGTCTCTCGTTGGTGTAGTACATCAT